AGATGTCCCGGTCATCCATCGTTCAGCTATCATCTCCGCGTCCGGCCTTACCCTACTAATGGCTTGAAATCCATTTCCGTGGGGTAACTTGGATGCTGACGATTCCGCCGTTCTTAGAGATGCGGCGACATCAGCCTGTTGTCAGAATGTTATCTGAGCAGAAGCTCGCCCGCGTGCATGATGTGGGTGAGCGTGTGGTCAGATGGCCGGATTTTTTATGCGCCCGATATTTCTATCAAACGCCTTTCGAATAGTTCCGGCAAACCCTTTCGTCGTTATTTAACCTTTTTATGAAGATAATTTATATTATCTTTTTAAGGTATCAAAAATAGTTAAGATTAAAAAAAACAATGCCACTATAAAAAAGAATATGATGAATTTCATTATATTCGAACGCCTAAACGCACGGCGCCGACAAGGAAATCCGGCATAACGTCACCTTTGCTCGTGACATTAATGAGAGAGACGTCTACGGATTCGACAGACACTCCGGTCAATGCGCGGAAGATCGCAAGTTTCGCAGAAATGATCTGTGCCAAATCTTCTTCCAGATTTGCGCGATATTGCGCAACCTCTCTTATGTCCATTTTCTCCTCCTTCCCAAACTTAAATAACCCGTCCCCTGACCTTGGCCAGGGCGACCTCTATGGCCTCGGCAACGGCCTTCTTGTAATCTATGCTTCGAATATATTCATCAATATGCTCTTCGGCTGACTTGTCGGGCACGAATGGTTCAATAACGATTTCGGGGGATGCTTCGATGATAATGTCCGGCTCGGCCTCGATGATGATGTCCTCCATGGGCGCGGGCGCAGGCGCTGGCTCGGGTGCGGGTGTCACCTGAAGCCGTGCCAGGATCGCCGCAACGTCCTGCCTGAGCGAGGCGATCTCGGCTGACAGGTCGGGGGTGGGGGCTTGCTTGATATCGGGCACAGCCGCGTCCTTCTTGTGCTCTTCAACCCATGCCTCAGCCTCGGCCATCGTAAATTTATCTACGTCGAACAGATATGTCACAATCTCCTTGCATTCCCCGCAGTAGAGGGCTTTTATTCCCTGGTCGGCTGATATGGTGATCGTGCGGATGCGGTGTCCTTCGTGGCCCGTAGAGACGGGGATGCGGTGGTAATTCTCGGTCGTCTCAGGCTTGGTAACAACCTCGGCTTCTTTGTTTCGATATGCTACAACGATTTCGACACGCGTGCCCTTTAAGATTGCCCGACCATCAGCATAAGTATACTTTTGACGATAGGTTGGATTGACATCTCGCCCCGGCAGGTATTCCGTAAAGATGCAATGTCCATTAGGAAAATCGACGGGAAATACATCTTGAACGCAATACCACGGTTTAGGCGGCCCCCCAACAGATTCCGGGGTTGGCATAGGCGGATTCAGGGCATTGCCGATAGCGGTGAAAAGGTCAGATATACCAGGATTGTCCTTGTCGTCCACGATTTTATTGGCCGTATCCTTTTCGCATACGTTTGTATCCGTTCCGGATACGGGCGTCATCACGAGATTCAAGTCTTGCATAAGTTGATCGCTCTTGATGATACCCTTAGCATAGGCATCCATGACTAATGCATCCTGGTTCGCAGGCACGGGCACGGCGCTTACCTCGAGGAGCGAGACTTTACGGTGCACCTTCTCCACGCTGTCGAAATCCATCGGGATGAACCCAATCGAGAATGCTCGCTGATAGCCGCCCTTATAGAGCTGATAGATTTCGTCGGCGAACTGCGTCGGCGCAAACTGGAACTTGCAGATGAGGCCCTTGTCGTCCGTCTTGGCCCAGAGTGCCTTACCGATGGCAGGCATATCATATCGATGCGCCCAGAGTAGGCAGGGGTTCTTGGTATAGCCAGAAAGGTCAATTCCCTTCGGCTCTACGACCTCGCCGTCCCTGTCCCGGTCATTGGTCGAGACGCGGGCGACTATGGCCCGTTCCTCATCGACGGCCTCGACCTTATCGACGGTAAAGACCTTGCGGACGAAGTTCAGGTCATCCTTTTTCCGGTGAAGCCGCTGAGCCATGTGCTTGGCATCATCGGGATTGATGTCGGCATATTTTAGAATGTCCATCTATGTAATCTCCTTGCTATTCGATAAACGGTAATACCGCGCAACGGCAGCTAGGATGCCTGGGCGGACTCATGCCGTCGCCGTAGTCGTCGTCGAAGAACGCCTCCTCAAGCGCGACAACCTCGCCGTCCATCTCCGCGCAGATGTCGCAGCAATCCGGCGCCGTCAGCCATTGCTTCTGCTCGACGACCCCGCTCTGCTCATAAGCCTCGACTGCCGCTTGGTTCGATGCCCGGCTTGTCTCCGTGCGCGAGATGATCTCGGCCCGGTAAGTATCCCAGGAATCGAAACACGTCTTGACCTCGGCCATAATCTCGGGGATCGTCTTGCCTTCGGCGAACCCGGCATCCAGGATCGCCCGGAGTTTCTCGCTGTTCACGGCTTCGAGGTTTTCACTAAACTTGAATGTGTAATCTTCGAGCCATTGTTTGATGCGTGGATTCGAGATATCGAAGGCCGTGCCTAAGTTCAGTTCATCGAGTTTATCCTGCCCGAGATCGGCAAGGACTGCCGTCAAGAGCTTCTTCGTCTCTTTCGATAGGCGATTCTTGAACTGGGAGGCCGGATACATGATGTTGTCCGAGACGCCCTTGCGCCCACATGCCCGATTGCCGCCCTTGAGCTTCTTCAGGTTCGCCAGGATGATGGCCTTCTCGTCGGCCCAGAGCGCACGGAGCATCGATTTCCAGCGCTTCTCGTATGGCGCAAGCCGCTTGAACAGCACGTCGAAATAGACGGCGTGGGAGATACGAACGGGCTTTCTTTCACCATCCGGCGAAACGGCCAGCGTCAGCTTATGACGGATCATCTCCTCAGCCTCGGCTCCGCAAACGGCGCGGATCATGGCGTCGGCTATGGCGTCGATGTCGGAAGAGCGAAAGAGATGAATCATTTCCAATGTAAAAATGTACCTAGTAATCCGACAAGAACCGTGCCGCCGATAATAATGGCAAGATATTTAATCATATCAATCCAAGTGGCCCTATTTTCGGCCCTTCGCCAGACCTCATATAATCCCGGAAATGGCTCGTTCTTCTTTTTCATCTCTCCCTCCCTCTTTCTGAATGAAACCCAAACCAACGATGCTTACTCAAAAATCCACATATAAAGTCGATAATCTTCCACACATACTTCATTTATGTCACACTTGCCTTGAATCTCTGCCAAAGGGCAATCATATAGTCGGCCATCTCTCTTTGTTCTTCGCTAGTCAGAAGGTCCGGATCGTCGTAGTTAGTATTAAGCACTAGCATGCCATCTTCGCCATACCCGGCATACCACTCGTTGTCATTAAATTCCGGCGGGGTAATGCTAAGTGCTTCTCCGAAGATGGATACTTCATGCCCGGTAGAAAAAATAATTTTATCGTGCTCGATCCTCATCTCTCCCTCCCTTCTTATTTTTTCTCGGCGACCCCGAGCTTTTCCTTTATCCGCTCGACGACCTTCCCGGCCAGCGCATCGGCCTCCTCGTCGTTACCTTCACCGGGAACAGGCTCCCGAATAGTCTCACCTATCGGGACTTGATTGAACGGTATATATACGGTATCCCCGCCCTCGACAGGCTCAAGTCCCATATCGGCCCTAGCCTCGTTCCGCGTCATGACCCCGGCGTTCACGTACTGCGTCCGTTCGGCCAATTGGCTTACCTTATCCTCCGGCACCACATCCTCGAATGCCGCGAATAACGTCCCGCTCTCATCGAACATCGGGAGGAGCTTTTCGTTTATCTTCTCCTCGATCTTGCGGAGCCTGGGTTGAATGCCATATTTAGCATGGAAGTATTGGGCCCCTTCAACATTGGCTCTTATGGCGGCCTGGTCCCAAAGGGAGACGGGCTGATTAAAGGCGGCGGCAATCTCCTCGCGAGTGATCCGCCTGCCCTCGATGAATGACAATTCCTCGTTAGTCATCGTGTTCTTGATAAATTTGAGTCCTGGAGGAAGGATGGGCATTTCCCCGGCATTCTGTGTCCCCGCGTATTTTTGCTTCCATTCCTCACGAAGCCTTTCCACTTCTGGTCCGCTTATTTCGGACGAAGTCTCCATAACTCCACCCGTCCGCGCCTTCTTCTCGAATAGCGCCTCCTCGTACTCGTACATCTTCGAGTTCGTATAGACGGCATCAGCTATCCCGCGCACAACGCCCATGCCGCGATACTGGCTGGACGGGTTCGGGAAGGAAAACGCGACGATATCCTCAATCGGAACATCGA